TATTTACGGCGTAGATCAAATCTTCCACCACGGTGACACCAACACTTACATGAATTTCCACGCATCGGATCAGTGGCGTGTGGTCGTTGGCGGATCAGAGCGGCTAGAGGTTAAAAACTCGTCTCCGCATGTTTTGGTTTCTGGCGATTTAAACAGTACATCTGATGAGCGGCTAAAGGAAAACATCAAGCCAATAGACAATGCGCTTGCTGATATTTGTCAGCTTGAGGGCGTTACATTTGACTGGAAAGATAGCGGCACTCAAGGCCAAGGCTTCATAGCCCAGCAAGTTGAGCCGATCATCCCAGATGTTGTGAATACTGACGAAGATACTGGCATGAAATCTATCAATTATGTCGGCCTGATTGGTCACTTGGTTGAGGCCATAAAAGAGCAACAAGTGCAGATTGATGGGCTTAAAGCGCAACTTAACAGCTAATAGTGAAAGGACACGAAGATGGCTATACAAACAGGCGGCACAACACGGCTAAATAATAGTGGGGAGCTGCAAAACATTTCGTCTTTGGATGCCACAACAGCAGCTACCATTGGAGCAGTGGGGGGCGTTAGCTCAACAGTAACGACTGTAGGGAGTACCACTTCGTCCGTAGAGTTTTCCACCCCTAACGCGGATAAAAACTACTTCTTGGTTTGGGATAGTGTAGTACTTTCAGGTCAGAATGGGTTTATGCGCTTTTATTGGCAAGCCCCAGGCCAAACAACTTGGCGGGGTTGGTCATCTAGGTCCACCATATATACAAAAAATGGTAGCGCCCTGCTAACTAGCAACAACGTAAACATTGCGTATGATGGCACTCATTTAATTTCGGCAGGCGGTTATCAAGTTCAGTGTACGGCATTACTAACGAGCGCCCGTGCTGCGACAGGCAACAATGCTAAACTTGAGTTCACCATACACTACGTTTCTTCCAGCGGCAGCTACGAGGATATAGTAGGCAGAGGATCTTTTTTAACTAATAGCACTAGCCTTGATGTGAACAAGATCAAGGTAGACCCGTATGGCCTGACTATTTATTCCGGTGCACGGTTTGTGATGTACGAAATTTAGGAGCAGTAAGATGGCGGAAGAAGAAGTAGTAACCTTGTTTTTTGACGGAGAAGTCGAAAGAGAGCCCACTGCGGAAGAAGCTGCGGAACAAGCGGAGCGCGATGCAGTGACTGCGGAGGAAATTAGACTGCAGATTATAGCTGATACACGGCTTGAACGTGATAGAAGGCTTACTACTGACGCTGACCCTATAATCACCAACCCTCTACGGTGGGACGTTCTCCCTGCTGAGAAGCAAGACGAGTGGAGCGCCTACAGAACTGCCTTGCTTGACATCACAGACCAAGCTGGCTTCCCCCATGACATTACATGGCCCACTAAGCCAGAATAGGACTTATAATGCTAGGCTTTGCAGCATTTTCAGAGACAACTCTTTCACAGTCTGCTACGTCCTCGCAGGCCTTAGCTTTCTTGAGTTCTTCTCTAGGTCAGTCTACTGCAGGTGGACTGCTCTTTGATGCCAAAGCTTTCTTTACGTTACCCAATGTTTCAGCCACTGGCGCTAATGCAATACTGTTTGATGCTGAAGCATCTACTGCTATTGTAGGGTTACTCTCTACTACCAGTATTAATGATGTTGTATCTAAGGGTGCAGCCAATATAACGCAACCTCCTGTTACGGCTACCTTTGCAGCAGGTACGTTAGACTACCAAGGCATAGCACACATAACACCTACAGGCGCTTTTGTAACAGGTATAGCGGGTGACTTTGGTGATGTAGATGCACAAGCAAATATTACTACAGTAGGTACTAGCAGCAGTACTGCAGTAAATGACTTTGCTGATGTAACAGGTGGGGCTAATGTAACTCCTTCTAGTGCTGCTGCTTTCCTTACTATTTACATTGGTGACTTTGCAGATGAGGATGCACAAGCTACAGCGTTTATACCACCTGCTGTAAGTGTAGCTAGTGTCAAAGACGTTGACTTCTCAGCTAAATCTAATATAACTACAGGTAGTACATCTGCTCTGTTTAGCATTTCTACAGTAGAAGGTGAGGGGCAAGCTACTGCTACGTTCTCTGGTACATTAGCTAACCTGTACAACAACCTAGCAGACCCTACTGCTGTAAAATTCCCTTATCAAGATTTTGCAGATAATTATAATAGAGGTAGAACTTTATACTTAGTAGGTCATGATACAAATAGAACTGTACACGTAACAGAAGAAAACAGAACAGTTTACGTATTAAAAAACGAGGATTAAGAATGTCGTATAAGTGGCCTGACAAAGATAAAGATGAGCTGTTAGACTATAGCATTGATTGGTCTCGCTTTCTTAGTAGCTCTACTCTTGCAGGTGATGCTACTATTGCGTCAGTGAGGTGGTATATTTATGATGCAGATGGTACTAAAACTTTAGTATCTAATTCTCAAGTTGTTGATGGGTTACAATTTGTACAAGGCACCCAAACTGCTAAAATAGCAACTGTACGTCTATCACTAGGTACAAATAACAAGAGATATAGAATTGTATGCAGCATAACTACGCCAGTACCAGATGAGCTAACGTATGAGCGTTCAATTTTTATCCGCATTAAGGAAAAATAAAGATGGCATACAACTATTTAGAATTAGTTAATGACGTTAACCGTAGATTAAACGAAGTAGAGCTTGATGCTGCAAACTTTGCTACCGCTGCAGGCTATTACAGCTTTGCTAAAAACGCTGTTAATGCGGCTATTCGACATATTAACCAAGAAGAATATGAGTGGCCTTGGAACCATGCAGAAGAAACGGAGATTCTAGCTGTAGGTGAAGTACGTTACAGTGTTCCCTATGATAGTAAAACTATAAACATGAATACGTTTCGTATAAAACGTGATGCAAGTCTTAATGTAGAAACTATTAAGTTAAAACCTTTATCTTATGAAGAATGGCTTGACAAGTTTGCTGATTACGAGTATAACTCTGAAGCAGGTGTACGTACAACACCTAGGTACGTAGTACGCACTCCTAGTAGAGAGCTATTATTCTCACCCCCTCCTGATAAGCAGTATGAGGTTGTGTATGAGTATTTCCGCACAGGGTTTGAATTAGAGGATAGTACAGACGTACCTACTCTACCTGAACAGTATCGCTACACTATTGTGGATGGTGCTATGTACTACGTTTATCAGTTTCGTGGTGACACACAGGCTGCACAATTATCACTACAGAAGTTTGAACAAGGTATTAAACAACTCCGTAGCTTACACATTAATCGCATTGAATCTTTGCGAGATACACGAGTACATTTCTAATGGCTACACAGTGGCAGACATTTCCTATTGAGTTTAAGGGTGGGTTAATCTCCAACCTAAGCCCTCTACAGCAGGGTGCTAATGCTGTGGGTTCTGCTACTCTACTGCAGAACTTTGAAACATCTAAATTGGGTGGTTATGCTAAGCTAAAAGGTTATGAAAAGTTTAGTACAACACAAGTACCAGGCTCTGGACCTATACTAGGTTTGAAGGTTATAAGTTCTGGACGCATTGTTGCCTCTCGTAAGAATGCATCCAACAAGACTGAGTACTATTATAGTACGGGTACTACGTGGACAAGTATGGGTGAAACCGCTCTTATTAATGGCCTAAAAGCTAAGAGTGTTTTATATAACTTGGGTGCATCTGACAAGGTAATTTTTGTTGATGGTATAAACTTTCCTGTTATTTACAATACAGCGGGTAATACTACTTTAGAATTACAGAATACAAACTCTGGTGCTGCTGGCTATACAGGCACAAATGACCCACGGGGAGCAGAACATGTAGCTCTCTTTAAGAGTACCGCTTTTTATGCTAAAGGTAATACTATATTTTTTACTGCACCTTTTAGTGTAGACGATTTTAGTGTAGCTAATGGCGCTGGTAGTATTAGCGTATCAGCAAACATCACAGGTTTATCAGTCTTTCGTGACCAGCTTATTATATTCACTACCAATACGGTACAGCGTTTAACAGGTAATACCGCTGCAGACTTCCAAGTGTCCCCCATTACAGATCGTATAGGCTGTATTAATGGCGACACTATACAAGAATTTGGCGGGGATATTATGTATTTAGCTCCTGATGGTATCAGGCTACTAAGTGCAACAGATCGTATTGGTGACTTTGGACTAGACATTGCATCAGATAAAATAGCAAAAGATAGTATATCCTTTCTAGGTAGTACTCCTATATTCTCTTCTATAATTTTAAGAGAGAAGGGCCAATACAGAATATTTGCATACATAGAATCAGAAAGTTATAGTGTATCTAAGGGTCTTATAGCTACAAAATTTATATCTCAGGGTGGTTCTGGTATTAGCTGGTCCACTACAAAAGGGATAAAAGCATACGTTTCTGATAGCCGATACACCAACACAGAAGAAACTGTCTCCTTTGCTAATAGTGATGGCTATGTTTATATAATGGAAACAGGTGCTACTTTTGATGGCACAGCTATTGAGGCTATTTACGAGTCGCCTTTTATGCCTTTGACAGATCCACAGGTTCGTAAGTCTTTTTATAAGATAACCCTGTACGCCCAGCCCTCAGGTAACATGAACCTAGACCTGAACATAAAGTATAATTTTGCTTCCTCTTCAGATCTTACAACAGTACAGCCTGATACACAGCAAATTATTGGTACAGGAACTTCAGTGTTTATATACGGAGATTCAGAATCTTTATTTGCATCTTCAAATAGAATTGCGGATAACTCACTTTTAACATTACCTAGCGTACCGTGGGAAAACTATCCAGACCAAGCTGGTCCTTTTTTCAACGAAGAGGGAGAAACTTTTTCTCCCGCAACCTATGGCGGTGAATTAGATAGCATATACAATACAAATATTATAGGGTCAGGTAAGACCATTGCTATACGTATTGAAGACAATTCAAGTAACCCTACATTTACTCTGGACACAGCCCTACTAGAGTTTGCTCAAGAAGATAGACAATAAGGAAACATCATGGCAGGTTATACACGTCAAGATACAACAGGTAATATAGCTAACGGCAACGTCATTGATGCAGATGACTTTGACCTAGAGTACAATGCTGTTGAGGCAGCATTTAACGCCTCTACAGGACACTCACATGATGGTACTGCAGGGGAAGGCGCTGCTATAACTGTTGTAGGTGGTAGTCAAGAAGTAACTGTTTCTTCAGGGTCCATGAGACCCACTACAGCAGGTACTACCGTAGACTTAGGAACAACAGGACTCCCTTATAAGGAAGCCTTTATTAAGAAAACGGTTCTGTCTGGCCCTACGGATGCAAATGAAGTAACACTAGCTGTAACAGGTAAGACAACTATATCAGGTTTAACCACCTTAGCTTCTGACCTACAGGTTGCAGGTAGCACTATTCTTACAGGTGACTTCACGTTAGATGATGATACAGATGTAGATGGTAGTAAGTTTCTTGTAGAGTATGCTACGGGTAATACCTCCTTAGCTGGTACACTAACTGCAGATGGTAACACTACTCTATCAGGTACTCTAGACGTAGCGGGATCTATAACTGGCTCTGGTAATTTTACCATTGATAATGGTGCAGATCCAGAAGTAAACAAATTTACTGTCGCAGCAGCTTCAGGTAATACTGTAGCGGAGGGTACGCTATCCGTTACGGGGGCTGTAACAGCTAAGGCTGGCATAACTACTGGCATATCAAATGATGACGGTGACTCCAGTATAGGTGGTACACTGGTTGTACACGATGTTTTAACAGCTGATGCAGGTATTAATGTAGACGACATCAACATTGATGGCACTGATGATGGAGCTACTATAGCCTTAACTACAGGTGATTTACTCTTTGACATAGCAGGTGATGCAATTGTAGACGTTGCTGGAAGTGACATTATCTACAAGAATAATGGTGTAGAACGCTTTAAGCACAACATAAATGCTGACAATACAATAGAACAGCACGTGTGGGATACTCAAGCTGCAGGTGGTGCTGCTTGGGTTAAAACAAGTACTGCTACTAAGACAGGTATGACAATACATGGCACGTTAGCGACAGATGGTAATACTAGCGTTACAGGTACTTTATCGGCTACAGGAGCAGTTAGCACTACAGATACGACAACATCAACTAGTAATACTACAGGAGCTTTAACTGTAGCTGGTGGTGTAGGTGTAGTAGAGAACGTAAATATTGGTGGTGCTGTAGATGTAGATGGCGCTTTGACAGTAACAGCAGCTTCTACATTTAGTAGTGACCTTACTGTATCAGGTGATCTTACTGTAGGGGGAACTACTACAACGGTAAATTCTACTACCGTATCTATAGCAGACCCTCAGTTTGAACTAGCCTCTAATAACACCTCAGCAGACACTACTGATTTTGGGACGTATGGTCTTTTTAAACCATCAGGGGAAGTTCAACAATATGCAGGTTGGTTTAGAGATGCCAGTGATTCTGGCAAAATTAAGTTGTATGAAACAAACGTAGAGCCTACCTCTTCTGTTGACACTTCAGCCGCAGGGTTTTCTTTAGCTGACGTAGAAGCAGCAACATTTACAGGTGCCTTAACTGGTAATGCTACTACAGCTACTAACTTGGCTGCTACAGCTAACATAGCTCTTACAGGTACGGTAGTTGGTAATATAGACTTTGATGGATCAGCGGATGTTTCTATAGCTACTACACTTGGAACAGATGCTGTTACCTTGGGTACTAATACTACAGGTAACTATGCCGCTTCAGTAGGGGGTACAACCAACGAAGTAGAGGTTACGGGTACTGCTGGGGAAGGTACGGCATTTACTGTAGGTTTACCAGATGATGTTACTATAGGTAATGACCTGACTGTTACTAATGATCTAGATGTTACTGGTGCCTCTACTCTTACAGGCGGAGTTACTACACCTGGAGCAGTATCTCTTACTGGTGCAACACAGGCATTTAAGGTAGAAGCTACTTCTACAGGTAACAAGTTGTTATTTAAATACAATAACGTAACTGTCATGTCACTGGATTCTAGTGGTAATCTTGTAGTAGCAGGCAACATAACTGGCTTTGGTACACCTTAAGGAGCTACTAGTATGATAAGTTTTGTAGAGCATACTAGGCTAAATAAAGTAAAAGCCCGTATAGATATGTACCAACTTGATGTGAATAGATTAGCTGCATCACTTGAGGGTGCATACTTTACGTCTGCTTCAACTACTACACTATCAAATGGCTACGCTTGGGGTGATGTTGATTTAGATAATACTGTAGGTCTTTCTGATGTACTAGACATAATAAAACATGAAAATGGCTTAAGACACTTTCAACCTGTAGATATAGATGGCAATACTGACCCAGAAGGGCAACACCTTTTAGAAGCTATGCAGGTTGCAGGATCTACCTATGATTGGCCTAGTAATTTAGATAGTGTTACAGGTGCATCTCCTGTTGACTTATCTTATATAAAAGATACTCTGGGCGTATCAGGGGCAATAGAATTTGCTAAGTTTTATTCAGGGCATAACAGTAGCTACGACACTGTAGTTAATAGTGATGGCGGGAGTATAGCTGCTTTTCCTGCAACATCTGCTTCTGAAGAACTAAACCTAAGACACTTCTACGGTAAGTTGGCAGATAGTGGCTTAACTTACGTGTTAGATGATGGGCAGTTTAGTGGCAGTGTTACTTTAAATCTTGTCACAACTATAACAAGTGATACAACTTGGACTCC